TGCAACAGGCCCATGTTGTGCGTCGGGTTGCGCTCCCAATACAGTTGCGCGGCCTCTGGCGTTGATATGGCCCGCTCTGGCAATTGCCAGCCTAGCGTTGTTGGGCCTTTTTTGCCGGCAGGTATGGCGACTAGCGCCCATCCTAGCTCGGTATAGCGGCGCGCGTGGTCGGCTGCTGTCATGATTGTCCATCTACCAATTCAATACGCTCCCCAATCCACTGCATGACATTGACGGCCATGCTGTTGCCGAGGGCTTTATAGCGCGGCCCATCGGCTGCGGGTTTTTTACGATGTGTAACCATCGTCCAGCCGTCTGGGAACCCCTGTAGGCTCTCGCATTCGGTGGGAGTTAGGCGGCGGACGGCCCAGCCCAAAGCAACTGACACCTGCCCGCCACCATTGGCATGACTGTTATCGTGGCCCATGATTCTCAGGGTCGGTGCTATCTCGCCTGCGTCTGCGCCGTAGTCTTTGCTGGAGAAAGCGATGGCAGGCGCATGATCACCGGCAATGAGCGGGTGGCACGGGTCGCCAATCTTTGGGTCGCTGAAGTTCGCAAAACTGGTGATCTGTGTGGTGTCGAATGTGATCGCATGGGCAAGCATCGTCTCAGTTTCGTAGTCCTGCCGCCCCATGCCACCGGCATTAAGGCAGTGTGCTACATTGCCGGATGAGGCGACAGCGATAACCGGGTCTTGGCCGCGGGTTTCTCCGGTGCGCTCTACTCCCCGGCCACTTGCCGTAAGGCTTGAGACAACATCGGCGGCAAATCCTTTCCCCGTTTCTCGGCGCGGCGCAGAATCCCCGCGCAGGCTCGCGGCGTCAAATAGTACCGCTGCGGCACGTCGCCAGTCTCCAAGATATCCGACAACGAACACACGACGGCGGTGCTGCGGAACAGCGTGGGGGAAGTTGCGGCTTCGGACGTGCTGAGCGTCAAGCACTCGGTAGGCGAACCCATACCCGAGTTGGCCCAGCGCCCCGAGGAAGGTGCCAAAATCTCGCCCCCCGTTAGATGACAATACTCCGGGGACATTCTCCCAGACCATCCACTTGGGCCGATATCGTGCAACGACGGCAAGATAGGTGAGCATGAGGTTTCCGCGCGGGTCATCCAGCCCGGCTCGGAGGCCGGCAATGCTGAATGATTGGCATGGGCTTCCTCCGACAAGAAGGTCAATTGCATGATCGGGCCACTCCTGAAATTTGGTTACGTCGCCGTAGTTTGGAATGGACGGGAACCGCTCTTGCAGTACCGAACATGGGAACGGCTCTATTTCTGAAAAGAACTGAGGTTGCCAGCCGAGTGGGTGCCAAGCCGTTGATGCGGCCTCGATCCCACTAAAGAGGCTGCCGTACCTCATTCCGTTTTCGCCTTTAGGAGTGCCTCAATCTGATACCGGCGCAATTCTGGCACGTACTCGCCCCATTGGTAGATGGCCTGCGGGTAGATCGCCAGCGCATAGGCCAGATTGTAGACGCCCCCGAAAGCTGCAATCGCGTCCGCTGTTTTCATCACGTCAAAAGCTCCGTTGAAAAGGTGCCTTGACAATACGCGCGGGCGGCGCATACGGTCAAGGCGTAGAGAAAAAGGGAGCATCGAATGAAACGGAACTCAGAAGGCCTTTTGCAAGCATGGCTTGATGCCAAACATGCGCAGGACGAAGCCGAGGCTGAACGGGTGGCAATCGAGGAACAGATTGCCGAAGCGTTTGAGCGCAAGGAGGAAGGCGCGATTACCCATAAGTTGGGCGATTACAGCGTCACACTAACCCAGCCCATATACCGCAAGATTGACGAAAACACGTGGCGGCAGGTCGCGAGCCTGTGCCCGGAATTGTTGCGCCCGGTTAAAACCAAGATCGAGGCTGATGCGGCGGGCGTCAAATATCTTCAGAGCAACGAGCCGGAAATCTGGAAGAAGATCGCCCGCGCGTTTGAGAGCAAGCCGGGCAAGGTGGGAGTCAAGGTGGTGAAGAATGGCAACTGAGGTGAAAAACATGTGGGAGGAATCGATGGAAGTGAAGATTGGAGACGATGAGGGAATTGAGATCAAGTTCGCCCGCGATATCCTTGAGGTTTCAGTTTTTGGCGAGAGAGGGTGGATCACCGCCAGCGAGGCGCAGATGGCTGCTGACGTTTTTCGATTGGTGGCTGAACGCCTAGAGATGTGCTTCAACCTAGAGAGGAGCTTCAACGATGGCGATTGATCTCAGCACGCTGAGCAAGCCGACCGGGGATCGTCCGATCATTGCAACCATCTTTGCGGATGGCGGCATGGGCAAGACGACACTGGCGGCGATGTTCCCCAAGCCGGTGTTTATTCGCACCGAGGATGGCACCGCATCGCTACAGGGCAACGAGGACGTGGCCTTATTCCCGCTCGCAACCAGCAGTCAGGACGTTCTGGACGCCATCGAGTCGCTGGCCCGCGAGGATCACGGCTACAAGACCTTGGTGCTGGATTCGATCACGCAGCTGGCCACCATGATCGAGCACGAGATCGTTGAGGCCGATCCCAAGGCCAAGTCCATCAGCCAGGCAGGCGGAGGGTATGGCGCGGGATATGGCGCAGCGGCTGAGCGCCATCGCATGGTTCGCGAGTGGGCTGGTTCGCTGGCTTACGATCGGGGGATGAACATTGTGTTTATCGCCCATAGCGATACCGAAACGCTCGAACTCCCGGACATGGATGCCTATGCCCGGTACACGATCCGGATGCACAAGAAGTCGCTGCCGCACTACACCGACAACGTAGACTTGGTGGCCCAGATACGGCTCAAGACGTTTGTGCGCGGGGATGGTGAGCGCAAGCGGGCCATCTCGACCGGCGATCGGGAGATCATCTGTTTTCCCCAAGCGAGCAGCACCACGAAGAACCGGTTCAACATCACTGAGCCGCTGGCGTTCACGTTCAGCGGCGGCAATCCATTCGATCAGTTTGCAGCAAAGTAACAGGAGAAAAGACAATGGACTTTACCAACTTCGACGCGCGCACGCTTGAGGCGCCCAAATCCTTCGAGCCGATCCCGCCCAATTGGTACAAGGCCGTTGTGGCCTCCGCTGAGGAGCGCCAGACCAAGGCAATGACCGGCAGCTATATCCGGCTGGAGCTGGAGGTGATCGAGGGCGACTATGCCGGGCGGCGGATCTACGAAAACCTCAACACCGAAAACAAAAACCAGACGACGAAGGACATCGCGATCCGCCAGTTTGGTTCGCTCTGCCGCGCCATCCACACGTTCACGCTGCGCGGCCTGAATGACCTGTGCAACAAGCCGTTGATGGTCAAGGTCGGGATCAAGGCGGCGCGCGATGGGTACGATGCGAGCAACCGCATCATGGAGTATGCGGCGATGGATGGTGCGAGCGCAGCCCCGGCTGCTGCGGCGCCCAAGGCAGCATTAACCCCGCCCTGGAAGAAGTGACAAACGGCTCCAATCCTTTTCTTACGATATCGTTAAGGAAAGGATCGGGGCTTATGTTTTCCTTAAGGGGCAAAAAACATGAACATCATAGACAAGATTTACAAATCGTATGAGGCCAAGCGCGGCTATCCGCACCGGCCCCACCTAGGCGGCAGCCAGATCGGAAACAGTTGCGAGCGTGCCTTGTGGTATCAATTCCACTGGGCGGATCACGCAACATTTGATGGGCGGCTGCTGCGCCTGTTTGAGACCGGCCAAATGGCAGAGGCGCGGTTCGTCGATAATCTCCACGGCATCGGGATCATGGTCTGGGATGTCGGCGCCGATGGCAAGCAGTTCAGCTATTCGCGTTTCGGTGGCCATTTCGGATTGAGCCTGGACGGCGTGTGCAAAGGGATCGAGGATCATCCCGGCCCGCATACGCTGGAGTTTAAGACGATGAACGAAAAATCGTTCAAGGCTTTGGCGATGAATGGCCTGCAAAAAACCAAGCCGATCTACTGGTCGCAGGTGCATGTGGGTATGCTGCTCAGCGAAATTTCGTCTTGCCTGTTTATGGCGGTGAACAAAAACACCGATGAGCTGTACGCCGAGCGGGTTGATCTCGATCCGGCATTCGCTCAGGCAATGATCGACAAGGCCGAGCGGATTGTTTTTTCCGACAAGCCGCTTGTCAAGTTGGGTGAAAGCGAGGATTGGTTTGAGTGCAAGTTTTGCGATTTCGCGGCGATCTGTCACCGAGACAAATTGCCGGAAACGAACTGCCGAACATGCGCGCATTCAACGGCTGAGCCGGATGGGACATGGAGTTGCGCGGCACGGGGGATCAGTCTGGAC